TATGGTACTGTTCAGACTCATGGTGGCGGTAAAGGTGGTTGGGAAGGATACTCAATCAATGGTAGATATGTGTTCATGTCCGCAGATACCAATCAATGGGGTATCTACAACGATATTGATAATGAGTGGATGATATATGGTACTAGAAACGCGGAGGTATCCCTATATCACAATGGTACTCGTCAGATGAACACCGAATCCTATGGTATTTATTCAAGAGACCAAGTAAGAGCGGCAATCTACTATGACCATGATACTAATTACTATTTTAATGGTAATGGTACGAGTAGAATGGTTACTTCGATAACCAATACTTCTTACTTTGGTACGGATTCGAATAAGGGCTATGCACAGGGGTATGGTACATATTCATCATCTTTACATAGAATAGCATACATGTCCTTTGACTGGAACGCTAACTATAACTCATATTCTAATCATGGTATCTCATCTACTGATATCAATGGTAACTTTAGTGATTCAATGTCATTAAACTCATTTAATGATATCAACCTAAGATTAGATTCTAACAATAACAATGGTAACTCTTATGTAAGAATTCACGACAATGGTAGTGGTAACTCTCAGAATGTAGCATATATTGGACGGGAAGGTGGAAATCCGATAGCATACTTCTATGGTAGAGTATATGGTGATATCTACTATGATAGAAACTCAACATCATACTACGCAAACCCAGCATCTACCTCTCGGTTCAATACCTTAGAGATGGCAGATTGGTTAAGACATAGAGGTGATACCAATACTTACATCCAATTCCATGCGGCTGACCAATGGAGAGTTGTAACTGGTGGTTCTGAAAGATTAGAGGTAAATAACTCTCAAATCTACGCTACTAGAATATTCAGATGTACGCAGGATATTATCGCATTCTATTCTGATGAAAGATTAAAAGAGAAGAAGGGTAGAATTGGAAACGCACTTTCTAAAGTTCTTTCATTGGATGGTTTCTACTATGAAACTAACGAATTGGCAAATTCAGTTGGATTTGATGAAGGTGGATTACAAGTAGGTTTATCAGCTCAACAAGTTAGAGATGTGATGCCTGAGGTTGTTCACTTAGCACCATTTGATTCTGATTACGATGAAAATGGAAACTTATACTCTAAATCTGGTGAAGATTACTTAACAATCAAATACGATAGATTAGTTCCATTGGTGATTGAGGGTATTAAAGACCAACATAAGATTGTAAGTTGGAATAACACCAAAGTGAAAGAATTGGAAGGTATTATTGAGAAACAACAACATGAAATTGAAGAATTAAAAAACTTAGTAAAACAATTAATTAATAAACATTAATCTTTTTACTAATATAGTTATATTTATAAGAACAAAGTAAAAAATAAAAAATGGCTTTAGAAATACAAAAACAAATAGGTACAAGTAGAGGTATTACTTCTGAGGGATATGTACGAATTGAATCTTTTGAATTTAGAAAATCAAATGGATTACTTAGAGTAAATCCAACATTATATCTAAATGAAGCAGCTGCGGTAAGTGCATCCCAAGATTTATTTGATGAACACTCACCTGCTATGTTGGTGGAGGAATGGGAAGCAAAAAGCTTTGAGGTTAAAGAAACTTACACTTTTCATCTAACTGAATCTCAAATTAGAACTAGAGATTTTCTAAGAGTGGAAACTGTATCACAATCAGTAGACCAAATGGTTCCTGACCCAGATAACCCTGGAAGTGAGATTACACAATCTTCTTGGACATATGATACTGTAAATGTTAGTGGTAGTGAAGAATATACAGCAAACGTAATATCAACTAACGCAATTACAGGTTCATCTATTTATGATTTCGCATATCCATTACTAAAAGCAGAATTAAAAGAAGTTTTTGGTGATGTGGTAGTAGATGCATAGATGAAATTTATCTTTTGAGGATTTTCGTTATATTTATATGTGTATTTGATTTATTTATCAAAATAAACTTATTGGAGAAATAAAATTATGGCAGAAAGAATAGTATCACCCGGAGTATTTACGAGAGAAAATGACCTTTCGTTTTTAGCACAAGGGGTAGGAGAAATAGGAGCAGCATTTGTAGGACCTTTCAAACAAGGACCAGCGTTTGTTCCAACGATTGTAAGAACACAATCAGAATTTGAAGATAAGTTCGGAACACCTGATGGAACTTATTATACGGAATATGCAGTACAAAACTATTTAAGAGAAGCTGGAACAGCAACAATTGTAAGAGTTTTGGGTAAAACTGGCGATGATGCTGGTTATTCTCAAGTTACACCTGTTGGTTTAGTAGCTAGTGGTTCTGATGGTAGTCAAACACTTATTGCAACATTACACAATACTTCAAATGGTGATGAAGAAGTAGGATTCGGTCCTTTTACTGTATCCCCATCATTAACTACATCTGGTTCATTTGTTGTTAGTGGTAGTGGATTGAGTAACATATCATCTTCATTGTTATCATCAGCTGGTAATGATGTAACTGATGTATTTGGTTCTGACCCATTAGGTTCTAAAGAAGCTTATGTATATTCTTACTTTAAAAATGCAGTAGATAGTATCAACTTAGAAGTTGGTGGTGAAGAAGCAGTTTCTGCTGAAGTACTTCCAACACAAAACTTTACTTATGAAGCAAGTTGGGCATCTACACCATTTGTTAAATCTCAATTAATTTCAGGTGTAAGAAGTGATTTATTCAAATTCCATACATTAGGATATGGTACAAATGAAAACTCCAGATTTAAGATTTCAATCTCCAATGTAAAAGCTGCCGGTGAAGATGGCGGAACTGATTACTCAGTATTTACAGTAACTATTCGTTCATTTACTGATACGGATAAGAGACCTGTTGTATTAGAAACATTTACTAACGTAAACTTAGACCCAGCATCACCAAACTTTATCGCAAGAAGAATCGGTGATAGATATTTAACTATCGATTCAAATGGTAAGATTACTGAATGGGGTGATTGGGTAAACAATTCAAAATATATTAGAGTACAAGTAGCAGCTCAGGGTTCATATCCTGTATCAGCCGCACCATTCGGACATGGGGCATACTCTAATCCAATTAAAGCAACTGATGAAACTATTGTTCCAGCGGTTGTTTACCAAACTGGTTCAGTAGCAAATACTGCTGGTTCACCAACATATTACGCTGGTTTTGATTTTGAAACTACTGGTGTAAAATATGATAACAACAACTATATTAAACCTCTACCTGAAAGTGTAGGAGTTGGTTCAAACGTTGACTTTGGATTTGATTCTCAATTATCTTATGTAATGAGTGGTTCTAATTCATCCGATATGGTGAAAAGACAATTCTCAGTTGCATTCCAAGGTGGTTTTGATGGACAATCTCCAGCAACTCCAATTAACTTAGGAACTAATATTACGGCTGGTAACTCACAAGGACTTGATTTATCATCGGCTACTGCTGGTGGTTATTTATCATATTCTAAAGGTTTGAACGCAATTTCAAACGCTGATGAGTGGGATATCAATATGTTAGTAACGCCAGGTGTTGTAAGAACTCTACACCCAACAGTTGTAACTAAAGCAATTGATATTGTGGAAGCTAGAGCAGATGCATTCTACATCGCTGATTTCGCTGATGCTAGTTCAACTATTTCTGATGTAACAACTCAGGCAAACGCAGTAGATTCTAATTATGTTGGAACTTACTATCCTTGGGTTAAGACTGTAGATACTAACACAAACAAACTAATCTCAGTACCACCTTCAGTATTATTACCTGCTGTGTACGCAGCCAATGACGCTATTGCGGCTGAATGGTTCGCACCTGCTGGTTTGAATAGAGGTGGTATCGTAGGAGCAGCATCGGTACTGAATAGATTAACACACTCTGAGAGAGATACTTTATATGAAAATAAAGTTAACCCAATCGCTTCATTCCCTGGACAAGGTATTGTAGCATTCGGACAGAAAACGTTGCAAGATAAAGCATCCGCATTAGATAGAATCAATGTAAGAAGATTATTAATCAACGTTAAGAAATTTGTAGCATCTACTTCTAGATTCTTAGTATTCGAACAAAATACGGCTCAGACAAGAGGTAGATTCATCAACACTGTACAACCTTATTTAGAAGGAATACAACAAAGACAAGGATTGTACGCATTTAAAGTAGTTATGGATGAGACTAACAACACACCTGATGTGGTTGATAGAAACATACTTGCTGGACAGATTTTCTTACAACCGGCTAAGACCGCTGAATTCATTGTAATTGATTTCAACATCTTACCAACTGGAGCATCGTTCTCAGCATAAACAAAAAAGTGAATAACTAATATTTATTAGTATAAAAGAGGAAATATAAAATGGCAGAAGTATTAGAATTTAACGAAATGTTCTTTACCAACTTCGAACCGAAGATGAAGAACAGGTATATTATGGAGATTGATGGTATTCAATCTTACTTAATTAAAACCGCAAATAGACCATCTATCAACTTTGAAACGGTGAAGTTAGACCACATCAACACTTATAGAAAACTACAAGGTAAGGGAGAATGGCAAGATATAGAGATTACTCTTTATGACCCCATCGTTCCTTCAGGCGCTCAGCAAGTGATGGAGTGGGTACGTTTGGGATATGAATCATTAACTGGTAGAAAGGGTTACGCCGATTTCTACAAAAAGGATATTGATTTCTATATGTTAGGGCCTGTTGGTGATAAGATAGAGCAATGGAAGTTAAAAGGTGCATTTATTGCATCGGCAAACTTCAATGATTTAGATTTCTCATCTAATGACCCAGCTGATATTTCATTAACTCTTTCATACGATTACGCAATATTAGAATTTTAAGATATTATCCACTACTATCTATAAATTGAAGAAGGTTCTCTTAGTGAGAACCTTTTTTCGTTTTACAACTTTTTTATTTTGATATACTTATATATACAAACAAATAAAGGTTAATTATGAACGAAAATAAATTCGAATTCCCAACTGAGGTAGTGGACTTACCATCAAAGGGTTTAGTTTATCCAGAAGGACATCCTTTGAGAAAGGGAAGTATTGAGATTAAATATATGACAGCAAGAGAAGAAGATATTCTTGCATCTCAATCTTTAATCAAAAAAGGTGTAGTATTGGATAAGTTATTTGAATCAGTAGTTGTAGAACCAAATGTAGATATCAATGATATCTTTATTGGTGATAAGAACGCTATTCTTTTAGCAACTAGAGTAATGGGTTATGGTGCAGATTATCAAGTAGAGATAACTGACCCATCTACATTAGAACCACAAAAAGTAACAATTGATTTATCGAAGGTAAAAACCAAAGATTTTAACGAAGAAATTTTAAATGGTGATAATCTTTACAAATTTACATTACCAAAAAGTGGAACTGAGTTAGAATTCAAATTACTTACACATGGTGATGAAATTGAAATTACCAAAGAAAATCAAGCATTGGCTAGATTGTATAAAGGTAAAAGTGATACTTCATTTGATGTAACCACTCGTTTGAAATATATGATTCAATCAGTAGATGGTAATCAAGACAGAGGATATATCACAAAGTGGGTTCAAAACTCATTCTTAGCATTAGATACAAAATCATTTAGAAAATTTGTAAGAGAGTTAAGTCCTGATATGGATTTAACATTCAACTTTGTTTCAGAGTTGACGGGCGAAGAGGAGGCGCTCGATATCCCGTTTGGGGTATCGTTTTTTTACCCTTCCGAATGATTATAGTATCCAACTTCATTCACAAATTTGGGAGTTGGTTAACTTTGGTAACGGATTTACTTGGAGAGATGTTTACTTCATGCCAATCCAATGGAGAAAGTTTTACTTTAAGAAGTTGGTTGACTTAAAAAAGAAAGAAGCAGACGAATACAAAAAAGCAGAACGTAAATCAAAAGTAAGGGTTAGTAAATAATCCTTACTTTTTTTTTATCCAATATTTATAGATGTATAAAACTATAAAGAAAGTACCCATGTCAAAAGAAAAAACAAACGAAGGATTATTTGGAGCAGCCAAAAAATTCTCTGATTCATTTTTTGATGGTTTGAAAGCTAATGCAGTTAATAAAGCATTAAAACAAGCCGAAAAGAACAAAAAAGTTCCATCTCCTATTATTAAAAAAATGAAACAAATCGATAAACTAGCTAAAGAGCTAGAAGATGATTTAAAGTACTATTCATAATAATATCTCAGTATGGCTAGCAGAGACGAATTACAAATTTTACAACAACTAAGAAAAGAATCAAAAGCTTATCTTGATGAACTTTTAGCGGGTAAAACTGCTGAAGAGCGCATTGATGCAAAAAAACTTCCGGCATATAAAAACCAGCTAGCAAAATTAAAAGAGATAAATGAACAAGTAAGAGAAATACAATCTAATAACAAAATTGTAGTAGATAGTTTAATTCAACAAGAATCAAAACTAAAAGGATTAACTGGTATTCAAGCATCTTTAGTTAATTTAGATAGAGATAGGTTAACAATACAACAAGGTCTTAAAGGGCCTATTCAAGATAGTATAAATTCAATTGCATCATTGAATCAGGAATTGTTATCAATGTCAGTAGAAGATTCTGTTGCACGAGAACTTCAAGAAAAATCTATAAATGAGCAAATTAAAAATTTAAGGGAAAGTGGAACTGTTAATGAAGAGATTCTAAACAATTTAGAACAACAAAGAGATGTTGCCCTCAAAATGTCTGGATTGACAGAAAAACAACAAAAGTTTTTAAGTAAACAATTAGAAGTATATGATGGTATAAAAGATACCATTGGTGGAATATTAGAAACTGCATCATTACTTACATCAACTGTTGGTGGAGTATTAGGTGGTGCACTTATTGGTGCTGGTTATGCTGGTAAAAAATTATTAAATACATCATATGAATTAGGTGGTTCACTCTTAGATACATCTAATATATCAACAACATTATTTGGAACTGTATTTCCAGATGCAGTTGGTACGGTTAAGGCATTATCAAGTGAATTTGGTGGATTGGCCGATGTATCTTTAAAAACACAATTTAGAACCAATGTATTAGCTAAGAACTTAGGTATTAGTGCTGGTGAAGCGGCATCTTTGACTGGTTCGTTTGCTCGTTTAAATGATGGTTCTGCCGAAACTGCACAAAACTTAATTCAATCAACAAAGAATTTAGCACAACAAAATGGATTAGTTCCTTCCGATGTAATGGCTGATGTAGCTAACTCAGCTGAAGAATTCGCATTGTTTGGTAGAGATGGTGGAAAAAATATCGCTGAAGCTGCAATTGCTGCTGGTAAGTTAGGTGTTTCCATGTCTAAAATTAGTGGAGTAGCTGATAATTTATTAGATTTTGAATCATCGATAAACGCCGAATTAGAATTGGGTGCAATGTTAGGTAAGAATATCAACTTAGATAGAGCCAGAGCATTAGCATATGAAGGAGATATAGGTGGTTCAGTAAGAGAAACACTTTCAGCATTGGGTGGTATTGAAGAGTTCAACCGAATGGATTACTTCCAAAAGAAACAAACCGCCGCATTATTAGGTGTATCCGTTGCAGAATTCCAAAAAATGGCAGAAAATGCTGATAAGTTGGATAAAAATGGTCAGATAACCTTATCTACTTATGATGATATAAAAAACACTGCTAAAGCATTTGGTTCACAAATTTTGAGTGGTGTGCAAGGTTTGGGTAGTATGGCCGTTGCCGCTGGACAAATGGGATTCAATTTAAAGGATGGTTTAAAATCCATGAAAGGAATGGGTGGGTTAACCGAAAAACTTAAAGGATTATTTGGTAGAGATGCACTTTCAAAAGCTAGAAAGGGTGGATTATCCGATAAACAAATAGGAGCTGGATTTGGTGGAAAGAAAGCCAAAGATATGTTAGCAGGTAAAACACCAAAAGTACCAGAAACTTCAGTTAGTGATAATTTAAATAAAACCGCAGGTAGTAAAGGACCTAAAGCAAGTAATTTACTAAAAGGCGCTGCAGCAATCCTTATTTTATCAGCAGCTTTATTCGTTGCCGCTAAGGCATTCCAAGAATTCGGTTCAGTAAAATGGCCTGCTGTTGCACTGGGGTTGGGTGGTTTAGCTGGTTTAGCTGGAATTGCTTATGTGTTAGGAAAAGCTAAAGGTGAAATGATTAAGGGTGCAGTTGCTGTGGCTATTTTAGGGGCAGCACTTATTCCATTTGCATTCTCAATGAGTTTAATTGCTGGATTGGATATAGGTTCGGTAATGGCAGCTGCAGCTGGATTGGTAATATTCTCAGCCGCA